ACAATGGAATATCAGAAGGCAAAACTGAATGAAACAATAACATTTACAGACGACTTTTAAATATTAGATTATGTCATTAAAATTATTAAACGAGGTGGTGAGGTTGTCTCATTTAATCCACAAAAGATTTACAACAGAGTAAAACGAGCTTCTAAAGGTTTAACTGTAAATTCAGACGAAATCTTTATTAAAGTTATTACTTCAGTACCAACTGAAGGTGAAGTAACCACAAAAGAACTTGATAAGTTGGTTAACGAGATTGCAGCATCTTACACAGGTAGTCATCACGACTACTCAAGATTGGCGGCATCGGTTGCAATTTCTTCATACCATAAAGAAACAAATGATAGTTTTTCACAGACTATGATGCAACTTTATGAGGATGGGATTATCAATGAAAAACTTATTGAGACCATTAAAGAATACGGTGAAGATACTATCGATGCTGTAATCAATCACGAAAATGATTACAACTTTGATTATTTCGCTTGGAGATCATTACAAGAAATGTATTTGTTGAAAAGACCAAATGGTAAAGTAATTGAAAGACCACAACATATGTACATGAGAGTAGCTCTTTGGGTTACAAATAACATCACAGATGCGTTTGAGTATTACCAATCATTATCAAATCAATTGATTTCAAAGGCAACCCCAATCATGATTAATGCAGGAACCAAAGTTCCACAATTAGCGTCTTGTGTATTACACTATAATAATTCAGATTCAAGAAAAGGTTTGTTAGATACTTTGAATGACATCTCAACATTCTCATCAGATGCCGCTGGTATTGGATTGTCAATGTCTAACATCCGTAGTAAAGAAAGTAGAATTACAACTTCAGGTGGGTTTGCTGGTGGTCTATTAAAATATCTTAAAATAGTAAATGAATCGTTAAGATTCTTTAATCAACAAGGTAGAAGACCTGGTAGTGCCGCAATATACCTTGAACCTTGGCATAAAGACATCATAGACTTACTTGAAATCAAAAAGAATACAGGTGCTGAAGAATTGAGAGCAAAAGATTTATTTACCTCAATTTGGTTACCGGACAACTTTATGAACGCGGTTAAGAACAATGATGATTGGTATTTATTCTGTCCTAACGACATTGTTAAAGCTGGTATTAAACCATTACAGGAAGCTTACGGTGATGAGTATGAATCAAACTACAACAAAGCGGTTGAACTTGGACTTGGTAAAAAAGTAAAGGCACAAACAATTTGGAATAAAATTATTGAATCTCAGGTTGAGACCGGAGTTCCTTACTTATGTTCTAAAGATAGTGCTAACAGAAAAACAAACCATCAAAACATTGGGGTAATTAAACAATCTAACCTATGTAATGAGATTTACCAATATACTGATGAGAACACCACAGCTATTTGTACATTATCATCTATGGTATTGAAAAACTTTATTGTTAAAGGGGAGTTTGATTTCAAATTACTTTATAATGAAGTTAGAAAAGTTGTAAGAGCACTTAACAAAGTTGTTGACATTAATAGTTATTCAACTGAACAAGGTAGAAAAGGTGGTCTTGAACAAAGAGCAATTGCTATTGGAACTCAAGGATTGGCAGATGTATTCTATTTAATGGATTTCATTTTTACATCTGAAGAGGCAAGAAAGTTAAATAAAGATATTTTTGAAACTATCTATTTCGCGGCAATCACGGAAAGTTCTTATTTATGTCAACAAGGTTTATACAGACCATATGAATTTTTTAAAGGTTCACCAATGTCAAAAGGTATATTCCAATTTGATATGTGGGGAATGAATGAAGATAATTTATCAGGTCGTTGGGATTGGATGGGATTAAAAGATAAAGTTGCTGAGTATGGGGTTTGTAACTCATTATTCACTGCTCAAATGCCAGTGGCATCTTCAGCAAAGATTACAGGTTCATTTGAAATGACAGAACCGGCTCACTCGGCGTTATTTAACAGACGTGTAGTTGGTGGTGAAATTCTTATTGTAAACAAATACTTAATTACTGATTTTGAAAAATTAGGTGTTTGGAGTGAGGATTTAAAAAATGAGATTATTATGAACGAAGGTTCAATTCAAAATATTAATTTCAATCAATATCTTGACCCTGAAGATAAAAACTACAACAAGAAGGTTAAAAGAATTGAACACTTAATACCTAAATACAAAACAATTTGGGAGATATCTCAGAGAGAACTTATTGATATGGCAGCCGACAGAGCTCCATTTATTGACCAATCACAATCAATGAACATCTATATGTCGGAACCAACATTATCAAAAATTTCATCATCTCACTTCCATTCATGGGGTAAAGGATTAAAAACTCTTTGTTATTATGTCAGAACTAAAGCGATATCAACCGGAGCGAAACACTTAGCGGTGGATATTTCAAAAGTGAAACAAACATCAAATAAAGTTGAAACACCAAAAGTAAATTTAATTGAGAATAATACAAAACCAACTGATTCAGAATTTGAATGTTTTGGATGTGGTTCATAACAAAAGGTAATTATATAATAATCCCGACAATGTCGGGATTTTTTATTTTTAGGTATTTATAAGAAATAATCATATGACAATAACTGAATTAATATTTTATTATTATTCTCAGTTATGGATACTTTTGCAGGAGCACCAAATTCTGATGGCATATTTCTAATAATCGATTCGTAATCTTGTACCGTCACAGCTCTTTTTTGTGCAGAGAAATTAAATGAAACATAATTTCTAATTTCTTCTAACGAAGGAACTCCCGCCCCACCAATTGCCGCGGTAACGTTGTTACATCTTAATGAATTAACTACAGACGAATTAGTTGATTCAGATGGTCCATTTACAAAGAAACTAACCGTACCAATTTGATTAATTACGTTTGTACCTAAGTTTGTAGCCAAACCTCCTCCAACTCGATATTGAACGAATAATGTAGAGTTAGGTGTTAAGGCAGACCCTAATGAAAAGTTGTTTGAATATCTTTGTAAATCAATTGTTGCACCAACTGTTGTAAATTGGTCTAACGCATCTTGAGCGGTGTTTGTTCCACCACCAAAAGTCATCTTTTTAAATCCTTCAGATGTGTATTCACTTATGAATCTATTTTGTGTTTGAATGTATCTACCGACTTTAATACCAGGTTGGTCTGAAACTTTAGTTGGGTCTTCAATAAAAACTCTATCTTCAGCCAATGAATCAACTTCATACCATTTATTTTCAACACCTAAAAATTCCGCAGTAGAAGGAATATTAGTGTATTCAGTACCACTCTTAAGTAATACACTTGTAATACCTAATACATTTTTTTCAGGTAAAAATAATTCGAAGAATGGTTTTACATCATTAGGGGTAATAACTCTTTTAAAAACTTTAGTAATACCATTAACAACTAATTCTCGTTTAGTAATGGTATAATTAATTAAAACGTTATTAGCATTAAAATTTGGTATTTTTAATCTATTTGGAAATCCTTGAGCATTATATGGTGATGTAAAATCAATATCGTATATGTTTTCAAAAACAATACCTGCCCCAACAACTTGAGACCCTCTTGTTAATGTACCTAAGTATCTTTCATCTTCTTTATCCCCAAAAGCAGGAACCGTAATTGAAAAATCTGAGGAAATTAAAGCGGATTTAATTCACTTACTTTTAACTAGAAAAGGTTCTCGATATTATTTACCAACATTTGGTACAAGACTTTATGAATTTTTATTCGAACCATTTGATGGTTTGACATTTGATGCGATTGAATCGGATATTCGAGAAGCTGTTGGTACATTTATGCCAAACTTATTATTAAACCAAATAACTATAAGTCCTGCCGACCCAATGGAAGAGGTTGATTTAGCAACAGGAATGGCGACAATGGGAACAAGTGAATCGTCAATTTATAGATTTCCTGGAAAAGGGACTTCAGAATATACTGCAAAAATAAAAATAGATTACTCGACAAACAATTCAACTTTTGGACCGAGTGATTTCGTTATCATTAATATTTAATATCATATGGCAAATCGTAATATATCGTATACTACAAGAGATTATCAAGGAATAAGAACTGAATTATTAAACTATGTAAGAACTTATTACCCTGAATTAATACAGGACTTCAATGACGCTTCAGTGTTCTCGGTGTTCTTGGATTTGAACGCTGCGGTTGCGGATAACTTACACTATCATATTGATAGAAGTATTCAAGAGACTGTTTTACAATATGCTCAACAAAGGTCTTCGATTTACAATATCGCGAGAACTTACGGATTAAAATTACCGGGTCAAAGACCATCTGTTTCTTTGGTAGATTTTTCAATTACGGTTCCGGCTTTTGGGGATAAAGAAGATGAAAGATACTTAGGTACATTAACAAGAGGGTCTCAAGTTGTTGGGGCAGGACTTATAGTTATTTGGTTTAATAATAAGTTTGGCATAAATGTACCAACAGCTTCTCGAATATCCGATTCAATCGCATCAAA